TCAAGTCCAACACCAAGATCATGGACCGCATGAAGACCACCACTGACAAGACTGTCACGCTTGCACTTCTTGCTAATCTATTCGAGGTTGAGCGCATTGAAGTCTTGGATGCAGTCAATGAAGGTGGCACTGACTTCATGGTCAACGGCAAAATGCTGTTGTGCTACACTCCGCCTCGTCCTACCAAAGCAGCCCCTTCGGCTGGCTATAATATCGGCTATGTCGGAGAATCCAATGGCCGCACCATTGCCACCCGCAAGATTCTCATGCCTGAGAAGAATGATGCTGTGCGTATCGAAGCTGATATGTACATTGATCAGGTGGCCGTCGGTACGGATCTGGCTGTTTTCTGCGAAAACATGGTTTCCTAAGCGAGTGAGGGGGAGAAATCCCCCTCTCTTACTTTTTTTCATTATGATAGAATCTACCTTATTGCTAGAAGTAGGAAGTGAAGCCCTCCTGGATCTGACTACTGCTGAAAAAACAGCTATATTAGCTTTGTTTACAGATGCTCAGGTCCGTCAAGCAGGAATGAAAACTTTTGATCTCCTGCGTAAGAAATTCCTCCCAACGTACAAAATGGGTTCTTCTTATGAAGAACTCTCTGCTAAATATAAAGCTTATGATAAGCGTTACAAAGAATATGCCCAGTCAGTAAATGCCGGCAAACTTGCTGTTACTCCAACCGCAACTGACTTTACTGATGAAACTGCCTATCCGTTGGAGAGATATAAATGGGTCGCACCAACGCGAGAGTAAAAATTTATCAGCGAATTAAAGACTACCGCGGAACTCAAGTTGATTCTTCTTCCCCTGTTCTTGTAGGCGAGTATGACGCTTGGATTGAAGAACACCTGACAGATGAAATTTTAACTGTGTACTTCGGTGGTCATATGGACAATATGTATCATCGAGACATTCCAAAAGGACTTTGCCTAATCTTTACAGATATTAACTTATTCGATTGTTACATGGAATATGATAGTGTAACTTATGAGATTTTTAAATATCAGAAGAACATGGATCATCGAGCAAGAGTTCATCATGTGGAGTTTTACTATGGCTAAAAGCGTTAATCAACTTTATAGAGATATTGAACGCCTAGTAAACTCCATAGGACAGGAAGAAGGTACTATTATCTGCGAAGACATATTAAATGAATTTGAAGATAACGTACCAGTTGACAAAGCTAGACTTATAGACAGCGGCTTTGGGTATGTTGATGGTGTTTTAGTCGCAACAACTGACAAAGGACGCAATGAGAGTTCCTTTGGAATAGAAGAACCTCAACAAGAAGGTTTTGGCTATGCACAAGGAGTCAAAAGGATTACCATAAAGTTTTTCACTCCAAAGCCAGCAACCACAAATGCTACTGTTTTTGCTTACTACGGTGGACAAAGAATATTTGATTATGCTGAATTTGTGCTGACGAAAGCTTTTAGAGAGGCGCAAGTAAAAACTCTTATTTCATCAGGGTTAGTAATTGCTAGAGGGCGCGTAAAAGAACTTATTAAGCATAAGTGTCAGGAGATATTAAGTGGAAACTGAAATAATTGAATATCTCGAAGATAAAACTTCATTTGTGCGTGAAGTTGACCTTTGGACAGACCCAAATGCCACTAAGGAGAAAAATATTATCGTCATTAAGGTGATAAATGCAACCACTCCTTTTGGTAGCTTAAACGCTCGCAACGTTACCATTTATGTCCATAATTTGGACCCAGTTGAGTCATTAAATAACGCAAACACTATCCTTTCTGCATTAAATGAAAAACGTGGAATTGATGGAAACTCTTGGGGCGTGATAGGTGACATAGTAATAAGGTATGAAGGCGTAGACTCTATGAAACGAACCGTTCATAGCGTTTTATTAAAAATAGGACTACAGGAGGATTAATAAATGGCTAATTATGAACTTGGTCCATGTCAGATTCTTTATACCGATGTTGATGACTCGTCAGGGGACCTGATTGATCTTGGAAAGACCTTTGGTGGTGTGAAAGTTACCATTGAAGAGTCTTCTCAGCAGCTTAAAACTGACCAATCTGGCGAAACTCCTGAAGATGACATGATCACTGGGACAGTAGTCAAAGTCTCTGCCGCCCTTGCTGACATCTCTCTTGAAAACATGGCTTTCATGTTAAAAGGATCTGTTGAGACTGACACTACTAAGAAAAAGGTTGTTATTGTTCCTAATGCCGGTACGTCACTTATGACTAACGCTAAAAAGCTTGTCATAAAGCCTTACGTTTCTGGCATTCCCACAACTGATGCCAACAAATGGATAACTCTTTTCAAAGCTGGTATCCGCGCTCAACTTGATCTTACTTATGATGCGTCAACTCAGCGAGTCATTAAGTTTGAAGCAACTGGTTATCCTGATACTAACTCCGAAATCGGTTGTTTTGGTGACGACACCATAGCCTAATGCTTTTATTTGGTGCCGCAGACATCACATTTACACCAATCACCTCGGGCCAGGATGTAGTCAATTTCTTTGGTGACTATAATCCTGGCTTCGAGGCTGGTTTAGGCAATTGGCTTTTTACAGGTGATGATACAGAAGAATCTCAATCTAATGATGCTAACTCTGGAGATTATGCCTGTTTACTTACTATTGCATCTGAAGTAGTTGGATTTTTAGCAATGAATACAAATGCAGTTTCTGTTACTGAAGGTGATACATATACTGCTAGTATAGCAGCCAAAGGTTCTATAAGTAATATTACAGTTGAGTTACAAGTTGTCTGGATGGATGATGGATACAATCTAGTAGGTCTTGATACAATCGACTTGTCAACAACATTAAGCACCTCTTATCAAACCTTTGATGACACTTTCACTGCACCAGCTGGTGCTACCTGCGTTGGATGTCAAATTGTTGGAACTGCTACAGGAACTGCAAGTGGAACTCTTTATCTGGATGACTTCTTCTTTGGCACCCCAGAAGTTGCTGGTTCGGAAGACTCACCAGTTACTTTACCAAAAACTGCTGGTGGAGGCTCAATCTCTTTAGACGAAATAACTTATCGCTCATTGCGTTCGCAAGAAACGACTAAAATTATAACAGGTGGAACTGGGATAATTCATTTTTATGACTGGCCTTCATCTCTTGACATCTCTGACGACCCAACCTTATATGATTATGGAGAACTCGTCATAGATGCAACTCAATACAAAATAACTCTTTATAGTTGTAAACTATTTATTTCCCCATCTATTCCTTTTGGAAAAAATTCTCAGGAAAGTATTGATGTAAATCTGGTATTTAGACCAGATCCATCAACTAATAAAGTTATTAAACTGGAGGGTTAAAATGAAGTATGATATTGATCAACTATTGGCAGAAGACGCGATTACCTTAACTATTAAAGGACAAGACTTCACTATTCTTGACTTGCCTGATGATGTGCAGAAAATGTTTGAAGAAAATAAAGACAACCCAAGAATGCTTTTGTCAAAACTTCTTGGTTGCCCAATAGAACTCCTACAAGACTACGGTATTGTGGGCATTAACAAAATTGTGCAGGTTATTAATGAAAATTTTCTCCCAAAACTTTCGATCGTGCCTCAATCGAAAGAATCAAACGAGCAGGCACAGTAGCACATATACTGCATATAGATTTTGAAAAGTGCATTAAATTTCCATCACGCAAACTTAATGTGCTTTTCAACGAGGCAAGCAGACAACGAGCACTTGATGTTATGCATATGTCTGCAATTCTTAACATGAAAGATAGTCACTTAGAAGAGCTATTAAAAGTTCATGGAAGTTACACAGAAGGATTTTATGATAACGAGCTTAACGGTTTAATGGGAGCTATGAAAAAATGAGCTACCGAATTGATCTTGACTTAGGTTTAGCTGATATTGCTCAACAACTTGCAGCTGTTAGGCAACAAATAAAACAGCTCAAAGATGGGAGTAAGTTTACTAAACTTGACTTAGGGATAGATCAATTAGCTGTAAAATTGCAAGCTGTTCCTAAAAAACTTGAAAGTGTTTATAAAGTTTCTCAAGACTTGTTAAATCGTCAACTTCTTCTTGCTGATAGGTTAAAAGCTAAAATTGAAAGCATTAAACCTGTCAACATGGGAAGTCAATGGTTTACAGCAAGCATTAATAAAGACATTGCAGCTAAAACAACCGGCCAAAACTGGTTTACTAATCAAGATGTGGCGGCTGGAATAAGACAGTGGAGTGAAAAAGCCCACACTGCTTTAACACAAGAAACTGCAAAGTTGCAAGTTGCAATGAACAAGTTACAAACAGTTATGGCAATGAAAGGTTTTGCCACTGGTATGACACAGATGGGTGGAGTCTTGAGTTCACAGACACTTAACTCTATTCGAGACTATGAAGCTAAAGTTTTATCTGTGCAGGCTGCCCAACAAAACTTTATTCAGCGTCAACAGACCTTAAATAACCAGTGGGCACAATTCCAAGCTAATGTAACAAAAGCCGTGCCAAATAACCTAGTTTCCTTCGGAAACCTTGCACGATCAGCTATTGTTGGCATGGGAAGTTCTTTGCAAACTGCTGGCCGCTCTGCTGTATCATTTGGTGGAGCTATTGCTACAGCCTTCCAAAAAGCAAGAGCAGCAGTAGCAACCGTCAATAAATCATTAGCAGCAACCGGACAACATACTTTTAAATCAATAAGCTTAATAGATTCTTGGTGGCAGCATTTTGGGCGCATTGCTATTGGCTTTACAATTGCCTATCGCGCCATGAATGCTTTTGAAAATCTTTTAACTAAAACTTTCTCCACCATTAAAACTGCCATTACCGAATATGGCGAATTAGCTTCATTACAAAGTAAATTAGCAATGTTTACTACATTGGCTTCTCGTGGAACTATAGAGTTCGCTGATGGTATGAAAATGTCAGCAATGTCTGTTCAAGCCTTAGCCAAGGAAGCCTCGACCAGCATCATCGGTATTGCTGAGCTTAGTGCTGCCCTAGACGAAACTGCACAGCAAGGTGTTCTCATCCCACCTAAGCTTATGCCGGCCTTCGTAGACTTTGCTAACTTTACTGCAATGATTGCCCAAACAACTGGTAGTGATGTTCGACAACTCCGTTCTGAAATTCAGAACTTAGGAGATGGTTCAACAAGAGCCGGTAATGCTCTTATTCGCACCATGAAAAGCTTTGGCATATTAAATGAAGAAGAACTAAAAATATTGAGAAAGTCAGGCGATAGGCAAGAAATTTTCTACAAAGTAATCCAAAAAGTCAGTGATGCATATAAAGATATTAAGTGGCAACGAATCGCCACTGACTCCTCAGTTGCTTACCAAGTTTGGGAAAAGAGCATACGTCGAGTAATGACAGCTTCTATTGAACTGGCAGGACGTGAACAAAAGAATCAAAATATTATAGCCGCAACTATTAGTGAACGTGTCAAAAAGTGGAATCAAGCTTTCTCCGGCGACTTAGCAAAAAATGTCGATGCCCAACGTTTTGCTATAATGATGACTTTAATTGCTCAAGGCGTTGATAAAGTTATGAGTGCCTTTGAAAAGATGATTCTTTTTGTTGGTCAACTCGCTACTGCTTTTTATAACATGGAACCTCGCTTAAAAAGTGCATTAAAAGCAATACTTGCCTTTGAAGGAGTAATCTTAATTACCAAAATCTTTGGAACACTTTATGGTATGATAAGATCACTCAATTTAGTCTGGATAACTTTTATCTCAACCTTTAATAGTAGTTTACTAGCAGGTCTTACTACTTCTTTCAGAGTATTAGGGTTTTCTGTCAACTTTGCACTAGCCCCATTTATAGGATTAGGCATCGCTGCCTTCACAGTTGGATCTGTTATTTCAACTTTAACTGGTTATACTATTAATCTTGAAGAGCCAGTCAATAAATTGGCAAAAGCCATTTCCTGGCTTGCTGATAAATTTGCTAAACTTTTTGAAAATTCTTCCTTAACGTTAACAGCATTAGGCGCCATGTCTGGTTTTCTAATCAGTGGACCATTAGGTGCATTAATAGGAGGATCAGTAGGCTTTGGAGCTGGTTTAACTCTTAATGCACAATCAGCTAAAGGGTTAACAAAAGAACTCAAAGTTTTAGAAGGCCAACTTAGTGCCACTAAAAAGCGCATTGATGACTTAAAAACTAGTATGACTGCTTTAAAGCCTGGCTCTTATATCTACGAACAAAAGGCAGTTGAATTAAATGCGCTAGAAAAATCTTATGTGTCACTAACTCAAAAAATAGCCAATATTAATAATCGCTTGAAAAGCGGTAAAACTTTTGATTTTAATAAAGAACTTCATGCTAATATGCTGAATTCATTTTCTGCTATTGGTAGCTCTTTACTCACCTTAGCAACTCCTTTTGGTGATGCTCTTGGTAAAATCTGGGAAAAGATGATTCAAGTCAAAAAGAAATTCCCTAACATGCAAGACCTAACTGGTGACTTCCCAGGCATTCCCACAAAACCAACTGATCCACAAAAAGTGGCCGACGATCTATATGACTCATTACATAGTATAACAACTAATGTTTACCAACGTTTACAAGACTTTGTTAAAAGTGGTAATATTAGCATGGTCAATGCACTTTTGCAGCCTTCTGATTATGCAGTCGAAGGAGTAAGTCTATCTCCTGTTCTGGCTGAGTTAACAGCTCAAGAGGCTACTCTTTTAGAACACATTGATAAAGTCAAACAAGCCCTTAGTCTTAACACTGTTCCTGAGAAAGCTAAAATATCGCTTACAGTCTGGAAAAAACAGCTTATAGCTGATTTAAGCGAGTCTGAAGCGCAATTAGATGAATTGAAGCAAAAAATGGCAACAGTTGCTGACACTGACAATTTAACAACTGCAACAAGAATAAATAAGTTAATAAATGAATTTGAAGCCGGCCAAGCTTCTCTTAACGCCTCCTTTGAACAAGGAACTAAAGATTATAGAGAAGCGTTAGCAAGTTTTATTAATTACTATAAAAATGAAATTGCTTCTTTACCAACTTTGAAGGTAGAGCCAGGACAAGAAAAATCCATCAATGAGTTAATAGAGAAACTGGAAAAACTTAAATCAACTATTAGAGCCAACGAAAAAGAATTTGGCACTTGGTCTGACTATTTCCAGCGTGGGCTTGATAGCATTATCAATGATAATAGCATATCATTAGTGCAGAAGGCAGTTGAGGACTTTGCATCCTCAACTGAAGATGCCTTTGTTAATTTTGCAAAAGAAGGTAAATCTGCCTTCAAAGGACTTGCAGACTCCGTTATTGCTGACATTACAAGAATGGTTGTTAGAATGGCTTTATTACAACCTATTGCTGGTTACTTATCAGGAGCTATGCCAGACATTACATCATTCTTTACCAGTTTGTCCGGCGGATTTAAATTAGCTAATGGTGGAATTATAGATGAAGAAGTCATTGGTTACGGCCTTACATCTGGTAAGAAATATAACATAGGTGAGAATGGTGCAGAAGTAGTCACGCCATTAAATAAACTAAGTTCTTCAGGAGAAACGACTATTAATATTTATAATGCTCCAGCAGGTACAACTGCTTCAACAAACGTTACAAAGACAAAGACTGGACAAAAAATAGACATTTATTTGGATAAAGCAATTTCGGCATTAATAAGTTCTCCTAGCCGTACCTCAGCTGCTTTAAGACAAAATGGCATAAGAGCCACTACAATAAGAAGATAAATTGGAGTAAGCTATGGGTAATTGGCCCTCAACACTACCACAAGAACTTATAGAAGATGGTTTTGAAGAAACAATGCAAAGTATTAGCATTTCTACGGAGATGGAAGTTGGCCCACCAAAGACGCGCAGACGATTAACAGCTAATTTTACTCCCATAAAAGGATCCATTATAGTAACAAAAGATCAACGAGCTATTTTCCTAACATTCTTTCATTCCACTACTGCTGGTGGTGCTATAAAATTTACTTGGGACCACCCAATCACAGGAACATCTGTCGAAATGAAAATTGTTGGACAACCTAAAATTACACCATTAGGCGGCGATTACTTTAAAATAGATATGGACCTACATATTTTACCAACAGTAACTGTTATCACAGGAGCGTAAATGAGCCGTTCAACATCACTAACTTTTAGAGAAGCAGTATTCGCTTCTGAAACCGAGGACGCTTTTCTAATCCTTCTTGAAATTGACCATGATGACCTACCAACTCCAATAAGAGTCGTAAATAACACTGATTCAGTTGAATTTGGTGGCAACACATACATAGGTTATCCGTTTAAACTTGAATTGCCATCCGACTCCCCAGACAATATTCCATCTGCCACATTAACAATTGACAATGTTGATAAAATATTAGCAGATGCTATAAATGACCTTGATGCTTCCCCAACCATTACTTTTTACGTTGTTTCAACAGCAGCCTTAGATGGACCTGAGGCAACATTCTCCGGTTTTAAGTTTGTAGAGGCCACTTATGACGCTCTCACAATAACAATAACTCTTAGCATAGAGAATTTCTTTAATGAACCTTTCCCAGGAGACACCTTCACCCCAGGGCGCTTTCCTGGATTATTCTAAGATTTTTTCAAGGTGAAAAATGCTATTTGACCCAAATAAATACATAAGTTTATCTTATAAAGATCATGGTCGATCCTTTGAAGGAGTCGATTGTTGGGGTCTGATATACCTCATATATAAAACTGAATATAACATTATTTTACCGACCTATGACACCTATATAACTAGTGGAGATATTAAAACTGTTTCAAGAACTATTATAAATAATCTACACCAATGGCAGGCAATTACGTCACCACAGTTTTCTGACATTATTATACTAAACATTGCTCATCAACCAACTCACGTTGGGTTTGTTATAGACAATAATAAAATGTTGCATGTTCTACAGGGTTGCAATTCTGTTATAGAATCCTACAATAATCCAATGTGGAAAAAGCGCATTTTTGGTTTCGTGAGAAGGATGCCTAATGAATAATCTTCAAATATACATGAATCCACTTTTAAATATTCCACAGGAATTTACTGTTCCTATAGGCGGCAATCTATTTGATTTTATAGAAAAGTCTAACATGCAGTTTACTGGAGCAATAACTGCTATTATCGTTATAAATGGAGAAATTATTCCGCAAGATGCTTGGGAATTAACTTTTCCAACTGAAAAAGACTTAGTATCAGTAAGAGTTATTCCAAGGGGAGGAAGTGGAGGCAAGAATGTCACTAGGACAATTTTATCGTTAGCCGCTATTGTCGCAGCAAACTTTTTTGCTCCTGGCCTTGCTTTAGCTTTGACCCCAGCAGCAATGGGACTTACTGGATTAGCCGCAACAACTATTGTAACTCAACTTGCCCTCACATATGCTGGTCTAGCCCTCGTTGATGCTATTGCACCAATTCCTACTCAAAATACAGCACTTACAAAAAGCTCCTCTAAAGACTCAAAAGAATTTTACAACATTGGAGCTGCTAATAATAAAGTAGACCCTTGGGGCAGCATACCTGTCCTTTTAGGCACCCATAAATTTTCTCCTCCATATGCAGCTAAACCATATTCAGTGATTACTAACAATGAACAATACATTCGGATGCTTTTTTGTCTAGGCTACGCTCCAATGGAAATACTTGAATTAAAAATAGGCGAATGCATCATTACTGATTCAATAGTATCAAATACTGATTTTGGAGACAACTCCGGATCTGTTGACTATGAAGCCACTATTTATGATGACTTCGACCACATTAATGATAGAACAAAATTTTTCAACAATATTGTTAATGAGGAAACCTTATCAATCGAATTAAAAGAGTCAGAAGGATATGTTACACAATACACAAAAAATGATACTGATTATGTTATACTAGATATAAGTGCTTTATCAGGCATATACCATTTAGATGGAGATGGTAATTATGAAGAAGCTACTGTAGAATTTGATATACAGTATCGTGAATATGGAACTGAGACTTGGTATGATGCAGATGGTCTCATTAATGTACCTGAAATGAATTTCTTTTACCCGCGTGACTTAAGTGCACCTGCTGCTTATATAGACATAGGGGAAAGCAGAGTTTACTATAATAAACATAAATGTGCTAAATTTGGAATAAATAAGTCAACTGGTATGCCATATAGTCGAATAGATTATTGGATATCTAATGACTCAACTAATTTGTATAGCAATTTTCCAGATAACATATATCCTCTCGGAAGAATACATAAAATATTTTCTGGGTCTTCTGGAACCTACGCAGCAGAAGATCCATTAACTTCAGTATCTGACCGCCGAACGTCAGGCAGCCCGCCAAGAGAAAATAGTTACGATTTTTTATGCTCAATCTATGATGACAGTGTAGATCCTGCTAGCGTCTACATAGGAAGTATCATTAGACAAGGTAATTACTATAAGTCATGGGCTTTTGCTGAGACAGTTGCCTTTGAGGATCTTGACACTGAATTTGGTATTATCTTAGATATAGTCCCCTTCGGCGGCCTTACAATAAGCTTACAATATGACACATATAGCGTAGTTAATATGGCAGGTGGTAATTTAACATCTGAAGGTGGTTTAACTGGCAATTCAGCAGACAAAATAATTCAGTCATACTATTGCCAACTTCCTTCTCCGGCAAAATATGAAATTCGTATAAGACGAACAACTGTAGATCATGATCCTGTCGGAAGCCGCACAAAAGACACTATTCACTGGACTGCACTTAGGTCAGTAAATACCAGTAAACAAGCTATCAATATGTCTGGCTTAACATTTTTAGAGATGTATGTCAAAGCAAGTGAGACATTTAACAATTCCTTAGACACAATTAGTGTGCTCGCACGAGCTTTAATCCCATCTACTGATGAATCACCTAGCTACGTTTTTAGCAACAATGTATCAGACATAGTCAGACATATTTATACTGGTCCATTTAATAAAAAAGCTTTAACAAATGATCAAATAGATCTAACTACATTGGCCACTTTTTACTCCCTATCACAGAGTCTAGGCTTTACTTACAATCGTTATATTGATTCTCAAACATCTATTTATGAAATACTAAAGGAAGTGTGTGCCACTTGTCTAGCCTCTCCAACATATAAAGATGGCCTTTATTCAGTCGTGTATGACTATGTAAACACTACTATTACGCAAATGATTACCCCACGCAATTCTTGGGGGTTCAAGGCAACTAAAAAATTCTATGACATTCCACATGCATACCGAGTTGAATATGCTGATCTTGCTCATGACTACAATTTATCAGAAATAGAAGTGTACAATGACGGTTATGATGAAGAAAGTGCAACTTTATTTGAACAGCTTGAGTACCCAGGAGTAACAAGCACAACTCAAATCAATAATTTAGTCGCATTTCACTTTGGCCAACTTCGGACACGCCGCTCTTCCTTCTTCGTAAACATGGATGTTGAGAATATAGTTTGCACAAGAGGAGATAAAGTTCTTTATAGCTCAGATGTACTTTCATCAACCTTAACTGTAGGACGTTTACAGACTTACTCAGGTGAAACTATAGTTGTTGATAATATATGCACAATGGAAGCTAATAAGTCATATGGAATAATTATTAGATCAACTGGAGGAACGGCAGTTTATTACTCAGTCCTAACTGTTGAAGGTGATAATACTTTATTAACTATTTCTTTAGTCAGTCCATCTCTTGAAGCTATTGATGGTGATATAACTGAAGATTGCCTTTTTATGTTTGGAGAATATGAAAATGAGGCATTTGAATGCATAGTAAAGGCGATAGTTCCAGGAGAAGACTTATCAGCAGAATTAGAACTAGTTATCTATGATGCATCAATTTACCCAAAAATACCAACATAAATTCACAATACCATGAAATTAATGATTTACCATTATTACTGTTTCCTTTATTATTAATAATATAAAATATACTCTTTAAAGGAGATAAAGTCGATGGTGTTTGGTATAACAAAGACTGACATCCAAGAGATCAGAACAACCATCAATAAGATATATACAATTTTAGAAGGCACTAATGGTCAAGGTGGGCTAAAGGAAAGAGTGACAAAAGCAGAAGATTGCGCCCATAATGCCGATGAAACAATAAAAACTAGAACTAATTGGATTTGGACTACATTAGTCTTTGTTGTAGGTATAGGTAGCGTATTAATAGATAACCTATGGTCGCAAGTCTCAACTTTATCAGATAAAGTTCAAACCTTAACACAAAGTATTGCAATATTACTATCTAAGTAAGGAGATAAAAATGAAAGACTTAATAATAGCCATTATAGTTGGACTGTCCCTGCTTATTGGCTCTTACGTCATAGCAGAAGAGTCAAAATTAACTATGCAGACTGTTTATGCTTATGATAGCAATGGTAGAGTCCTTTATGAAGGTTATGGACCAGCAGTTGCAAACACTACTCAAGCTGCTTGGGTGATCAAAAAGCATTGGTGGTCTGCTACTGGAGTTTACAAAGGATCATCTTTTGCTGATTCAAAATCAAATGCCATAAACGTATGGGCCAACCGAACAACTTATACCTATCGTGCGAGGTAAGGCATGAAAAAACTATTTTTCATACTGATAATTACTTTTTTACCTACCCTCTTAAGTGCAGGTGTTTGGTATGAGCCCTTAACCGGTAATGTCATGATTGCACCAAAAGCTGAAGACATCGAGTATGGTAGTTCAACTGTTAAGGCCGGTTTAGACGCTGTCGTTGCTGGTTCTGGAGCAAATGCTCTTGGATACTACTTACTTACTAGATCAACAAATGCACCTACTAATGGAGTTAATCTTGGAAGCCTATCTACTGGGTTACTAAAAATTTCTGTTGCTGGAGGAGTTGCTACTCCATCAGTTGCATCTGCTGGAGTTGATTACCTAACACCAACAGGTAACGGTTCAGGCCTGACAGGGATCACCTACAACCAGGTGGGGGCCGCAGCGGCATCTCACGCGCACTCCGGGGCGGACATCACCTCGGGCACGGTGGGTATCTCCTACCTGCCGACCGGCACGACCTCATCGACCGTGTCCTTGGGCAATCACACGCACGCGTCTCTCTATCAGCCGCTTGATACCGACCTTACGACCTGGGCAGGCGTGACCCCGTCGGCCAACGGTCAAGCGCTGGTATCAGCCGCCAACTATGCGGCCATGCGGGGCCTGCTCGATCTGGAGGCCGGGACCGACTTCAATGCCTACAGCGCTATCCTGGCCGGCATCGCGGGGACCACGCCCAGCGCCGGCTATCTGCACTATACTGGCTCGGTATATGAATGGGCAACACCATCCGGCAGCTCGCACGATGCGGTCACGCTGGGCACGGACGCGGACGTGCTGCTGGGCTTATCGACCCAGCAGCTGACGCTCGATAGCCAGACCGCCAATACCGTCTTTGCAGCCCCCAACGGGTCGGCCGGAGATCCGACCTTCCGCGCCCTGGTGGACGCCGACATCCCGGATACGATCACGGTGGGAGCCTCCGGCTCAGTCAACGATGCCGCCATCCCAGCCGGGGTTACGAGAGACACCGAATGGGACTCGATCGCCGAGATCGAGACAGCCACCGAGGCCGATATTCTCACGGCAACCGAGATCGGATCGCAGGTCCAGGCCTACGATGTTGACA